GAGAGAGAGAGAGAGAGAGAGAGAGAGTAAAGACCGTGCCTGAACAACTCTCGTTTGATTTTAACAGACCTTCCATGACCGAGGAGCAAAAGCTGATTTGCAGCCTGCTCCGCAAGGGACGGAAGAACGCTATTCGCGAGAAGACCCTATCGGCAACTACGGGGATCTCCGGAGTGCGCGTCCGGCAGATCATCAAGCACCTCACCGAGCATCACGGCATCCTGGTGGTTTCCTCCACGGCGAATCCTCCCGGGTTTTACTTTCCGGAGACGAGGGAGGAGTATCGGGCAGGTGTCACTCAATACGTGAACCGGATCCGCTCCCTGGCGGGCCGGTTGAAAGCAATGGACCGGGAGGCATACGAATCGTTATTTGGCCAGGAGAGACTGGCAATATAAAACCTAAACTTTTGAGGAGGGTGTTACGGTATGGAGACAATCAAGGTCAGGATCGAAGGAACGGCGCCGCTGATGCAGCACCGGTACGTGTTTAAGGACGAACTGGCACAAAAAACCCAGAAGAAGACAGGCGCGAAGGATTACAGCGATGAGTGGAAAACGGCGCTCTACTGGGACGATGTGCTCGGAGTCTTTGAGCCGGCAAGCCACATCGAGGGCGCGCTCATCAAGGCGGCGGTCAACTTTCAGATAACGGGCAAAGGCAAAAAAACTTACAAGGACCTCTTCAAGAGCGCGGTCTTTATCTCACCGGATTACATTCCCCACGGGCTGAAAGGCTCTCCGGAAAAGCTCCTGGAATCGGGGAAGCTGACCGTGGACAAGAGACTTGTGAGAGTCAACAACTCGGGCGTTGAAAGGATGCGCCCCATGCTCAGAAACTGGTCCCTGGAATTTGACATCGAGGTGCATGACCCCCAGATCCCCCGGGAGGTGGTGAAGGAGGTCCTGGACCTTGCCGGCAAGCAGTACGGCATCGGGGATTTCAGGCCGAGATATGGAAGATTTATGGTGACGCAGTTTGAATAGGACACGCCAGGGCAGGGCAAGGCATGGCAGGGCAAGGCGAGGTGGGTCTGGCGAGGCAAGGTTAGGCACGGCTCGGCAAGGCAAGGCAAGGCGAAACACCCCTTCGGGGGTGTCACCGGATGATATCCGGTCTGATGAGCCTCAGGGCAAGGCGGGTTGTGGCCGGGTTATGGTTAGGCGCGATCGGGTGAGGTTAGGCGGGCTCAGGTGCGGCTCGGCAAACGCTGGCATGGCGAGGCGAGTTTTGGCAAGGCAAGGCCTGGCAGGGTGAGGTAATAATTATTTCTTCCGGAGGTTTTATGAACGAGACTGTCAACCGAAAACAGCTACAGATAATTCACGTCGCTCTTAATCAACTGAAGCTTGATGACACGGCGTACCGGTCTATGCTGAAGAATCGCTATCGGGTTGAGTCCAGCAGAAACCTCTCATACCGGGAAGCAAGTGACCTGATAGATCACTTCAAGAGACTTGGATTTCGGCTGAAGACAAAGAGAGTCGAACCGCAAAACCCCTGCTGGCCGTGTGCACCGAGAACACCAGGGGTGCCCCTCCCCGCCAACGTTGTTGTCCTGGCGAGCCCCGGCCAGCTCCGGATGATCGAGCACCTGGCCGCAGATATCAAGTGGCACCACTGGGACGGGTACCGCCGGTGGCTCAGGAAGTATTTCAAGGTCGACGAGGTGCGGACGTCCCCGGATGCCTCAGCGGTGATCGAGGCCCTCAAGGATATGTGGAAGCGCCAGAACGGCTGTGCGTGCAAGAAAGCGAGCAACAACGCATGATGAACGAGTGGGTCACGGCAATCATTAACGAGATCACGATCGAAGATCTCCCGGAATCCTACCGTGAGGTAGCACGCGCCATTGGCGTAGAGAACGCGATAAAGCTCTCTTCCGTCGTGGGCGGCCTGGGCTATTACTTCCCGCAGCTCGAAGGAATACTGCGAAAGAAGCGGGACGAATGCATACGGCGGGAGTTCACTGGCAATAACCATCGCGAGCTGGCGAAGAAATTCGATTTGACAGAGCGCTGGGTTCGTGAGATAGTGGAAGAGAAAACCCCGCAACCCTCCTTGTTTGATACATCCTCTCATTGAAGTAATTTTCTGAACCACTTCAAAGGACTTCCTTTCCCCATTATTCTACTCTTTGGGAGATGAAACACCTTCCTTACAAGCAGGATGCCGGGCCCGCCGCTCCCGGTGTCCTGCCCTTATCAGAAGATAACCCCCACGCCTTGGTTAAGCCCTGGAGGGGAGCTGTGCCGGTGAAAAACCCGGGCAGCCCCCTACCAGGCACAATTGCCGGAGGCGCCCTGTGATACCCAAGAAACCTGCAGAATGTTTCCTGAAGCTCGATGACACGCAGCTCCTTTCCCTGTGCATCTACGGTGAGATGGGCACCAAGAAGGTTGTGATGGGTCATCGGCTCGGTGTGGCGTCGTGTGTCATGAACCGGACGAGGAATCTTACCCGTCGGTACGCCGACGAGACGTTCAAAGACGTGATCCTTGCTCCCGGGCAGTTTCCTTGTTTCCAGGAGGGCAACCCGAACCGCCTGGGTCTCATGGCAATCGCCGGCGGATGGGACAAGGCATTCCAGAGGAACAAACACTTGCGCGAGTGCTTCCGTATCGCGGAGGGCGTCATAGCCGGAGATCTCCCGGACAACGTCTCCGGGGCAACCCACTACAAGAAGAACAAAGACCAGGCTCCCTGGCCGGACGCCATGGCGCTCGTTGCCGTCATCGGCGATTACGAATACTACGCGTAAAACGCACAACTGGAGGTTTGCATGATCGGATATTTCGGCGGGTTTACTACCGGCTTTATTACCGGCTACCTGGTGGGAATGATCATATGTATGATCGCGGGTACCTTTCTGTTCCTGGTCATAAAAAGACCGGACCTTGTCGAAAGAGCCCGTGACAAAATAGGCACATGGTTGTCTGCCTTAACGGGCCCCATGAAGGACAACCGGGGCGTCATCGAGGTGCCGCAGGTATCCGTCAATGTTCTGGTCAAGTATCTGCTTCGCTTTGGCATTCCGCTTGCCGGCGTAATCGGATTAATCGCGCTTCTGAAGGCGGGCACGATATCGGTGGTCCTCTACAAGTGCTGCCTCATCCTCACCGGGTTCATCCTGGCCGAGGCTATCTGGGTCATCGGGTACAAGTACATTTTCGGAAAGATCGAAAAGGAGGGCATCAGTGAATATGACCGGCGCAGCATCATGCTTTTTCGCGGCATGCTGTACGCTGCTATTATCCTGGGTCTTACCGCTGGACTGTAACGCTCTCAATCGGTGCCTGAAGTATCGCTCCGCGGTTATCCGGGAATCCCGCTTTCATCTCGGCATGGACGCGCCCTGGCACCTTTTCCTCGGTCAGATAGAACAGGAGAGCGCCTGCCGCCCGGACGTTACGGCCTTTGACGGCGGAGCGGGTCTGGGTCAGTTTATGCCGAAAACCGCCGAGTGGATCCACGATCGGGAAGAAGCCCTCCGGGAGATCTCGGTGAAGCCCTCCCCGTATGACACACGCTGGTCTATCAGGGCGCTCATCCTCTACGACAGGTATCTGTATGGCGTAGTGGCGTGCAAGGGCTGGCATTACGCATTTCGCGCCTACAACGGTGGCCAGGGTTTGCTCAACAGAGAGATTCGCCGTGCCGGGTCCTGCGACCGGGAAACGATAGAGGAGCAGTGCCGGCGCAAGGTCATCCGGCTAAAGAACGGTTCGCTTCTCGACCTCTGCCGGGTGAACATCGACTACCCGCGCCAGATCGAGACCAGAGGGGAGAAATACAGATGAGCGCACAGATAGCCTGGAAGATAGCGAAGGTCCTGATCCCCTTCCTGATCGGCGTCATCATAGGCGGTATCGTCGTCGGCAAGGTGAAGCAGCTGCAGATAGATGCCGTCAAGCTGGACCTTACGAAGACGCAGCAGGAACTCGCCGTCTGCCAGGACGCCAACCAGGCTGGCCAGGCGACGATCGGGAGTCTCAAGACGGAGCTGCAATCGGCACAAAAGAGCTGCACCACACGGCTCAGGCAGAAAGAACACACGGCCGCCGAGATCACGCGGATCGACGGTTTGAAACCGGGGGTGAAGGCAAATGAGACGAACGCAAATACTGGCGGTAGCGACACTGGTGATCCTATCCTCGATGATCTTAACGGGATGTTCATCGACGAAGGAAGGCCGGCAGATCGTAAAGACTGAATACATCCGGCAGCAGGTACCTCCCGTGCCATCGCTCCCGGAATATTACCCGGTGCTCTTCGTCAAGAAGGACGGGCACTACTGCACCTCCGACGAAGAGAGCGCAAAGAACCTCCTCAAGAACCGGGTCCTGGACAAAGGCTACCAGGCCGAAATGAGAGGCAGCCTTGAAGACATGAGCCAAGGTGAAGGCAGATGACCCCCGAGACCGCACATACCCTGGGCGCGATCGCAACCATCGTAGACAAGCTCGGCGCCATGCCGATAGGGACGCTGCTCATCGTCATCATCTTCGGTCCCTGGATATTCAGCTTCCTTATGGAAAGGGCGCAGGAAAAACGATTTGCAGCGATGAAGGACATGTATAAGAGCAACGTCAAACTTGTTGAATCTTTCGAAAAGCTCGCGACCGTACAGAACGACATAGTGACGCTCAATACGTCGAAATGGAGCGAAGCGATCGACAAGATTAACACGAATCAATACTGCCCGCTGGCGCGGGTCAAGAAAACCCGCAGGGAGGACATAATCGATGGGTGATATGGCGCGTTTGATGACGGAGATACGGGCAAGAAAGTTCCGGGCGCTGGAGATCGCGGAGGAGATAAAACAAAAGGTCAAGGACATCAAGGAAGCCCTTTCCGGATATCCGCTCACCAAGCCGGAGAACTTGAGGCTCGCCATGGTTGCGGAGATCTCCGCCCAATTGGAGAAGCTCCAGGAACAATATCTTGAACTCCAGCGCGAGATCGAGGCCGCAGAGAAGGAGCTGCAGTAATGGCGAACAGATCCTACCAGAGTGAGACCCGTGAGGATGCCTACAGATCCTGGCGCGAGTGCGGACAGAACATCGAGCAGACCCTGACCGCGCTCAAGAAAAAGGGATACTCGATCTCCAAGCCGACGCTCTACGACTGGATCGAAAGATACGGATGGAAGGACCGCGCAGCGCGCGCCGAGGTGGAAGAAAAGAAGGCGAACGATCTGTTGTCTACCAATGCAGAGACCCGGGCGCTCGCATCCCTGGAGCGGGTCCAGGCACGCTACGAGAAATACTTCGAGACCCTGGGCGAGGGAAAGGTCGACAACCAGGCAATGTTCGCCTACACGGGGATCGTCAAATCCTGTGCGGAGATCAAGGCGAAGATCGGTGCACACAAAGGAGCACTCTTTCTGGAATTCCTTGAAGACATTATCCAGTACCTGGGCAAGAACGACCCATCGGCGCTCTTCGCCATTGAGCGCAACTTCGATGACTACGTGAAATATGCACGGGAGAAGTATGGCGCATGAAAACTGATCCCCTGAATATGACCATTATACGCGATCATCTCAACAAGGTTTTGAAAACCGTGGGGAACCACGTAATAGCTCTTCGCAACAAACCCAGGACGCCAGAAATGCGGACACAAATATTCGAATTGACAGTGATCAGTACCAGAACGGAAAACGGGATAGCGGTTTCCATTGAGAGGGANNCTGAGTATGGCGCTTAGCGCGAAAGANAAGATATTCAACCGGGAGNTNGAAGCGCTCCGGGCGCTCATCCAGAGCAAGGCAAAGCCCTTCGCCGATGACAANAAGGCCCAGCGCGANCGGGTAAAGCACGCCANGAAGNACCTGGANTACTTCGGGCTGACCTACTTCCCTCACTATCTCGATACCCCTCCATCGGAATTGCATAAGTACTTCTCCCTGCGATATCCGCAGATGGTGCTCCGGGCGAACGAAACGGGAGAAGGGGACCGGGAAGCGGACGCCGCGCCCCGGGGCAACGCGAAGTCGACCTGGACCACACTCATTCTTCCCCTGTGGTGCGCTGCATACAAGCATCGGCTGTTCCCGCTGATCGTCAGCGAGACCGCTGCGCAGTCCGCAGATTTCATCTCGTTCATTAAAGCGGAACTGGAAACAAATGAAAGACTGAAACAGGATTTCCCCGATCTGTGCGGCGAGGGTCCTGTCTGGCAGGCGTCACAGATCATTACCCGCAATGGGATCAAGATCAGAGGTGTTGGCGCGGGGCAAAAGCTGAGGGGCATGCGCCATGGCTCCCGCAGACCCGACCTTGTCATATGCGATGACCTGGAAAACGATGAATCCGTGGAGTCACCGGACCAGCGCAAGAAACTGGAGAAGTGGTTCTTCAAGGCGCTCATGAAGATCGGTCAGCCCGACACCGTCTACATCGTGGTCGGCACGATCCTCCACTACGATTCACTCCTTTCTAACCTCCTTAAGAAGCCGGGCTGGAAGGGACGCAAATTCAAAGCCGTCTTGAAATGGTCTCAGTCGAAGCTGTGGGATGCCTGGGAAGCGCTCTTTTCTGACATCACGATCGGTAAGGAAGAGGCCGAGGACCAGGCCGACGAGTTCTTCGCGCACCACAGGGCCGAGATGCTTGCCGGCACGGAAGTGCTCTGGAAGGAGCGCGAGGACTATTACTACCTCATGAAGATGCGCGTCTCCGAAGGCCGGGCATACTTCGACAGCGAGAAACAGAACGATCCCATCAGCCCCGAGGATTGCCTCTTCCGGGAGGAGGACTTCGTTTATTACGATGACGATGTCATCGACCTGACGGGAATACCTCTTGATGGTACCCTCGATCCGTCCCTGGGCAAGAAATCGAAACGCCATGACCCGTCGGCGATAATAGGCGGCAAGTACATAAACGGCAGGATCTATCTCACTGTCGCGGATATCGAAAAACGCGTACCCGACCGGATCATTGACGATGTCCTCGCGTATCACGAGCGGGAGCGCTTCAGGGCTTTCGGTGTGGAGTCGATCCAGTTTCAGGAGTTCTTTGCCACGTCGCTGGCAAATGAGGCCCATGAACGCAATCTCACCCTCAATGTAGTGGAGCTTAAGCCTCATACTGACAAGATGCTGCGTATCCAGACCCTGCAGCCCTGGATCAAAAACGGATGGATCGTATTCAGGAGAAACATGCGGGCGCTCATCGATCAGCTCGCCCATTATCCCATGGGTGATCATGACGACGGACCCGATGCCCTGGAGCAGCTCAAGAGCATGATCGAGAGCGGTATCGTCGACATCACTTTCCAGTCATCGGGTCAAAAAAGAGAATCATCGAAAATGGGGGGTTATTTTGCGTGACACCGCCAATCAGGGCAAATGCCCGCATGAATCCGTTGACAGGTGTTATAACTATGTCAACGGCGATTTCACGGGGTATATAGACCATGACTAAACCCCCGAAACCGATCAAGAACGAGATCGCCAGTGCCGAACGGGATATTTTCCGGGACTACATCGGCAAAACACTCCTCAATCCCGACAAGGTGCTCAAGAGCGAATCCGGTGGAAAGGGTATCGAGCTTTTCGAGGATCTCCTGACCGACGACAAGGTGGGGTCCACCCTGCAGACCCGCAGGCTCGCCGTTGTGGGAAAGGAATGGGAGATCATTCCGGCCTCCGAGAGGCGGCAGGACCAGAAGATAGCCGACTACGTCAAACAGGTTTTCCTTGAATTTAACTATGACGCAGCGCGAAGGGCACTCCTCACGGGACTTGTGACCGGCTTCAAGCCAGGCGAGGTCATGTGGGAGTACTCCGAGGGAGACGTCTGGATCAAGGAGATCATCGGACGGTCTCCGAGGCGGTTCGTTTTTGACACGGACCGCCGTATGCGCCTTCTCACCCTGCAAAATCTCGTAGAGGGCGAGGAGATCCCGGAGTGCAAGTTCGTGGTCTTCACCAACCAGTCTGACAATGGCAGCCCCTATGGCGACGGCCTGGGCCGGCAACTCTACTGGCCGGTGTGGTTCAAGAAGAACGCGATCAAGTTCTGGATGATCTTTTCTGATAAGTTCGGCTCACCCACCGCGCTGGGCAAGTATCCTCCCGGTACCCTCAAGCCCCAGCAGGACAAGCTCCTCGAAGTCCTCGAGGCCATACAGACAGAGTCGTGTGTTACGATCCCGAACAATCTCGCCGTTGAGTTCCTCGAGGCCGAACGCACCGGGGCCGTCAACAACTACGAATCACTCTGCAGATTCATGAATGGGGCCATAGCCCAGGTGATGCTCGGTCAGACACTCACGTCCGAGATCACCGGAGCCGGATCATACGCGGCGTCAAAGACTCACGAGGAAGTCAGACAGGATTATATCAAGGCTGACGCTGATGCGCTGTGCGAGTCCCAGAACAACCAGCTGGTCCGCTGGATCGTGGACTTCAATTTCCCGGGGGTGACAAAGTACCCCAAGGTGTGGATCCGCACAGAGCCGGAAGCCGATCTTAAGGCGCTTGCCGACCGGGACAAGATACTCCTCGTCGACATGGGCATCCCGATGACGAAGAAGTACATTTACGACACCTATGGAATCCCTGAACCTCAGGAAGGCGAAGAGCTGGTGACGGTCCCCGGTCCTACACCCCAGGTTCCAGGCCCACAGGACACCAGGAAGACGACAAGCTTTGCCGACCCGATTGAAACCGAGTCGGCAGACTGGGTCGCACGATATATGAAAGCTATCTCACCGTCACTTCAGAACGCCAGGCAAGGCGCTCTCGATGAGATCGAGGCATGGCTTTTGACGCTCCCTTCACCGCCAAGCGAAGCCGACTTTATCGCACGCATCGAGGGTATCCTCGGAGCAGCCTTTGGAGAGATCGACTCACGGGCTATCGCTGACACTCTCGGGGAAATATACCGCGCGTACCGTACCGTCCCCGGTATAGCTGCAGCCTTTGGAGGTCCGGACATCCGTTCGATACAATTCCTCTCGAAACTGGACCACTTCTACGTCTCGAAATTTCTGACAAATTCTGACGCCCAGGCGACGGTAAGGAGCTTCCTGTCTCAAACGTATCTTGAAAAAGGAGCGAGCCTTTTCAAGCGCTCCGACCCTGCAGACCTTCAGGCGTTCAGGGATCTCCTCGGCCAGAAAGTGACAGACCTTGCGGACTGGCAGGTCCGCAGGATCGTCGACACTTCCGTGCAGCGTACCCGCAACTGGGCATCTGTAGCACAGCTCCACGAGGCAGGTGTGAAGGAAATAGAGATATATGAGCCGACAATGGACTGCGCGTTTTGCCGGGGGATAAATGGCAAGGTCATCAGCGTGCCCGTGGCGTACGTCAAGATGACCGAGCAGGCGAATATGACGCCTGCGGAGTACGAGTTGGACATGCGTCATCACCCACCCGTGGAAAGAAGTATTGATGCTCTGGTGAGTAGCGGCCGCCTTCCGCCGTACCATCCGAACTGCCACGGCACGGTCATACGGAGGATGGCCTGATGGAATTCTTTTATAAGATCGATCCCAAGCCCGAGGAACTCATGGGCAAAGTCAAGAAGCAAGTCCTCCGTGCCCGGAGAGCGGGCATGATAAATGCCGTCACCGGCATCGAAGCCCGGGCGGTCAAGAATGCCCCTGTTAGAACCTCGAACCTTGCAAACGCCCGTACCACAGAGGTGTCGGAGGACGGCCTAAAGGGCGTGATCCGTTTTGGCGCCCCCTACGCCGAATACGTCCATGAAGGCACTGGTCTCTACGGGCCCCACAAAACAAAGATCATACCAAAATCAAAGAAGGCTCTGTACTGGCCCGGCGAGGCTCATCCCTGGAAAAACGTCAGAGGCATGAAGGGCCGACCGTTCCTTACGGATGCGGCGGCAGAAATCGACGTGGCAAAGCTCTATGGGCAGGGTATGGAGAACTTTCTTTCCGGAGGTGCACAATGAACGACTGGATCCCGATCTTCAAAACAGGAACCCACACCGACAGCAATGGAAACAAGAAGACCTGGACACAGGCCGATCTCGATCACATTGTCGCGTCCTACAATCCTGCGAATCACGAAGCCCCTGTTGTTATCGGTCATCCGAAAGACAACGCCCCGGCATACGGATGGGTGGAGGCATTGAAGCGCGACGGGGAGATGCTCCTGGCGAAGCCGAAAGACCTCGTCACCGAGTTTGTGGAGATGCTCAAGAAGAAGATGTTCAAGAAGCGCAGCATGTCGCTTTACCCGGATGGAACACTAAGGCATATCGGATTTCTCGGGGCCATGCCGCCGGCAGTTAAGGGATTGCCCGACATCGCCTTTGGTGACGCCAATGCAGCTACCACGTGGGAATTCAATGAAACGAAAAAGGAGGTATCACGTATGTTTTGGATGGATTGGTTCAAAAAGAAGGCGAAAGAAGAAGGCATCGATCTCGAAGGTCTTCCGGGATCCCCGCCGAGCTTTTCGGAGGCAGACGTAAAAAAGCAGGTCGAGGATGCGTTGAAGTCGCAGCGGGATAAGATGACCGCCGAGTTCGCAGAATCGCAGAAAAAGAAAGATGACGACCTGAAGGTCCGCGAGGACGCCCTGAGAGCAAAGGAGCGCCAGGCGGCCAAAGACGGCATCAAGACCTTTTGCGAGAACCTCCTCAAGGAAGGCAGACTCACCCCCGCCGTCATGAAGTTCGGCATGGGCATGGAAAACTTTCTCGAGCAGATCGCGGGCATCGAAACAACCGTAGAGTTCGGCGAGGGTTCCGAGAAGAAGAAGCAGACCCCGCTTGAGTTCATGCAGGAATTGCTTTCCGGTCTCGGCAAGCAGATCGAGTTCAAGGAAGTTGCCACGAAGGACAGGGATCTTCCGCGCGCAGGCTCCGGCAAGGCGGGCGAGAAGATCGAGCAGCTCATTTCGGAGAAGATGAAGGCCGACAAGACTCTCACCTACGGCGCGGCATTCGCGGAAGTACAGACAGAGAACAAAGAACTCGCTGAGGAATACTTCAGCGAAGTCAGGAAGGAGGACTAACGATGTCATTGGAAAATCCCGTATTAGTTGAAAGCTACCCCGCCGGGGAAGACCTGTCCGCCGACCAGTACAAGTTCATCGTGCTGGCATCGGACGGCACCGTCCGCAGGCCCAACAGCGGCACCGAGGTTGCCCTGGGCATCCTCCAGAATGCGCCGATCGCCGGGCAGGCGGCCGTCGTCATGGAAGTGGGCCGCAGCAAGCTCCAGATGAACGGTGTTGTCGCTCCAGGAACGTTTGTGGGCCTGGAATACGTGGACGCCGCGGATGCAGGCAAGGGTCGCGATGTGAGCGCTGCCCTCGGTTACGCTCGCGCTGTCTGCATCGAAGGAGCCGCCGCCGAGGACGACATCGGGTCCGTCCTTCTCACCGGTCCCGTTCCGGCGCTGTCGACCTATCTCAACCATGCCACAGTGACAACGATCAATACGGCCGGAGCCGAGGCCTTTACCGCGGCGCAGTTGCTCGGTGGACTCATCCTTCGTGACCCGGCAGGGGCCGACCGGGCGGATACAGTTCCCGCGGCAGAGGACATTGTGGCGGCAATAGCCAACGCGGCGGTAGGGGAGAGCTTCGAGTTCACCATCCGCAACACGGCGGATGGAGCGGAGACGATAACGGTCACGGCGGATGCCGGCGCCACGGTTACGCTCTCCGGCACGATGACCATCGCCCAGAATAACAGCAAGCGGTTCCTGGCGGTACTCACCAATGTCGGGGCCGGCACGGAAGCGGTGACGATCTACAGCCTGGGCACGGTGGTGCATTAGCGAATTTACGGTTCCGGCCGCCTGGGCGGCGTAACCCTTGAAAACAAAGAAGGAGGTAACAGATATGGCAGGCAACGCAAGAGAACTGGTGGTAGCGGGTCCGCTTCAGAACGTTTCCATCAAGTATAAAAACGGAAACTATATAGCCGACAGGGTGTTCCCCATGGTCGATGGAGTCGGTTATCGGGCGAAGATCGCCCGGTATCTGAAGGGCTCTGCATTCCGCGACGAGGCCGGCATTCGCGGCCCGGGTGCGCGGGCACCGAGAGGCAACTACAAGATCGATTACATAGATCTTGCAACGGTAGAATTCGCCCACGCGACACCCGTCACCGATGAAGACCGCGAGGCCGTGAAGCAGCAGGGAGGGCCTCCGCTGCAGCCCGACCAGGAAGCTATCGAGAATTCCAGCGATAAGGTGGACCTGAAGAAGGAGGTGCGCATCGCCGCGCTCGTCAAGGAGAGCCAGTGGTCCGGTCTTGCCGCCGGTGGAGAGGACGCAGCCGGGCTGTGGGCTGCCGGCACAGGCAACACCTTCATCGCCGACATCAAGAACGGCATCGCTACAATTCGCCGGAACACGGGCATGAAGCCCAATGTGCTCCTCCTCGATTTCGGCACCTTTGAGAGCCTGCGCGAGGAGTCGACCCTCACAGACAAGATCAAGTACGTCCAGAAGGGCATCGTCACCGCCGATCTGATCGCAGCGTTCTTCGGCCTCGAAGAGATCCTTATAGGCGACGCAATCGTCAATACCGCCAGGGAGACAAAATCAGGCCTCGACTGGTCCGGGAGCGACATCTGGACCGTCAACGCAGGCAAGGGTATGGGTTTTCTCTTCTACAGGCCGAAAACGGTGGGTCTCAAAACGGCAGCGGCAGGCGTGCAGGCCCGCAAGAAATATGAGACCGGCCAGGTCCGGCGGACAACAACATGGAGAGAGGCACCTGAACATCAGGACCTTTACGAGGTCGCCGAAGAGACGCACATCCTCCAGGTCGCCGCAGATCTCGGTTACCTGTGGAAAGACACGCTTTTGACGTGATCCGAGACGATAGGTGTAGGGCCCTATGAGCACATAGAACTCACAGGGCCCTACCAAAACAAGGAGCAGAGATCGTGTATTCCACGCTCAACGATATCAGGAGCCTTCTCCCGGAGGAGACTATTGTCCAACTCACCAATGACGAGAATGCCGCCATCGTGTCTGACGCCTGGCAGCCGGCCCAGGTCTACGCTGTGGGCGCTAAGGTTATACCGGCAGCCGGCTCGGATTATTACTACGAGGTAACGGCGAAGCTCGGTACCGGCACATCCGGAGCATCCGCTCCCTCCTGGCCCACAGTTATCGGCGGATCCGTCATCGATAACCCCGGCGCCAACCAGCTCATCTGGGCGTGCATGGGGCTCCGCATCCCCGAGGCAGTCTCCGACCGCGTGAGCGAGGCCATTGAGACAGCCGATGCCGAGATAGATGGATACTGTGCGGTCAAATACACCGTGCCGCTATCTCCGGTACCGACTGTCGTGAGCAAGCTTTCCGTTGAGCTGGCGATCTATTATCTCTACTCGCGACGGACCATTCCGGAGAAGATAGAGAAGCGCTACGACAAGGCCGTGGCACGGCTCAAGGACATCGCCAGGGGACTGCTCACCCTCGGTGTGGATCCGGAGCCTGTTGCATCAGCCACCGCGGACAGCGCGGCAACAAACAGAACTGCAGGCGACCGGGTGTTCACCCACGACTCGCTGAAGGGGTTTTGATGCTGAAAGAAATTGAAGAAGCGATTGTTGCCCGGCTGACTGAGAAGATCACCGTCCCGAAGAACGTCCGCATCGATGAGGCACACAGCGATTTCGCGCTTAATCTGCCCGGCATCGATGTGATCGTCGGCGGAGGGTCCTTCGCGCGGACCGCGCAGAAATATAAACTCAACTGCTCCGTCTTCGTGATCGTCACCTTTCAGAACCTCAAGTGCGTCAAGGAGCGAAGGCACGGCGTCTATCCGATACTTCTGGCGATTCTGGCGAGTCTCGTACTGCAGGACTTCGGTCTTAAAATCGATGCCCTCGCCCCGAAGCGCCTCGATAACATCACCGAAAAGGACGAGGCAGACGACGGCAAGATCGTTTTTCAACTGGAGTTTGAAACCGGGTTTATCATCGACAAGATCGATGATGACGCCGCTACCGCAGAGGATCTCCTCAGGATAGGCTTTGAATATTATCTCAAACCGGGTGATGACGTCGCCGACGCGGAGGATATCGTTGAGTTTACACGTGCATAAAGGAGGCACCTATGAAGGTAACAGCTGCACCGGGGCTTAAGTGCCCCATGGAAGGCAAGCCCCGTGAATACATCGGGGATGACAGGGCCGTCGAGGTTCCCGCTACAGCGTACTACGCGAGACTTGTGACTGATGGATCTCTCATCGAGACACCGGCGGGGACGAACGGTTCCAAAGGTAAGGAGGTAAAACCTGATGGCAAGTAAAAACATATCCTTCGATAATATCCCGGCATCGATCCGCAAGCCCGGCAAATACATCGAGTTCAACACCCGGCTCGCGGTCCGGACCCTGCCGAATAACAAGCAGCGCATGCTCATCGTCGCACAGAGGACCTCTGCCGGCACGATCGCCGAGAAGATCCCGACCCAGGTCTTTTCTGACAAAGAGGCAGAGATATACTTCGGTCCGGGGTCGATGTGCCACCTCATGACCCGCGCGGCCATCACGGCAAATCCCTACCTGGACCTCACCGTCATCGCTCTTGATGACGCCGCGGCAGGCGTCGCAGCAACAGGGACCGTGACAATCGGCGGCGCCGCAACCGGCACGGGTGTGTTGACGCTCTACGTCGGGACAAAGAAGATCGAGATAGCGATCGCATCAACAACGGCGGCTGCGGCAGTAGCTGCGGCCCTCAAGGCGGAGCTTGACAAACACCCCGACCTGCCGGTGACGGCAAGCGTCGCAGAAGCCGTCGTCACGCTCACGGCCAAAAACGAGGGGCTCTGCGGTAATGACATACACGTCAGCTACGTCCTTACAAATGTCCCGGGGATAACGGTCACCATCGTGGCCATGGCGACCGGGGCTGCCAACCCGACCCTTGCAGACGCCCTTGCGGCTGTCTTCGGGGAGAAGTACGACATCATCGTCACACCCTATAACGACCAGACGGACCTGGCCACGCTCAAGACCCACCTCGATTCCGTAAGCTGTCCCCTGGAGCAGCGGCCGGGCACCGGCGTTTATGGAATGAACGGGGCCCTGGCCACGGCGACAACGCTCTCCGGACAGGTCAACTCGGGCCGCATCCTCTGCGCCTACCACCGCTACACGGCAGCCACACTGGTACAGAGCATGCCCTATGAGATCGCCTGCGCATTCGCTGCGGTGATGGCCTGGGAAGAAGACCCGGCGAGGCCCCTCAATACCCTGGAACTCAAAGGTATCGCGGCTGCCAACATCGCCGACCGCCTGTCCCGGACTGAGCAGGAAAACCTCCTGTACAACGGCGTGTCACC